ACTTGTGTCGGAGAGCTATAAAGATGAAAACTTTTATCGTTACCCTAGAATTGATTATAAGCTTCTTGATCTATATGGTGACGGAATTATTGCCTCTAGTGCTTGTCTTGGCGGTGTTTATGCTGGTGATTATTGGGATTTTCGCGACCTTGGTAGTGACGCTATTTTAAAAGCTATGCGCCAAACTACAGAGCGCATGAAAAACATATTTGGAGACAGATGGTATGGAGAACTCCAATGGAATAACATTCCAGAGCAGCATGAACTTAATCAATACATCATCCAGATCTGTCGTGAGTATGATGTAAAATTAATCTCTACAGCTGATAGTCACTATCCTAATCCTGACGCTTGGAAGGACAGGGAACTATATAAAAGGATCGGATGGTTGGGTAAAGGTGGCTTGCCAGACTATATGTCTTCTGAACTTCCTTCTGGCGTTGAGGAGGTTGGATACGAGTTATATCCAAAGAATGGCGATCAGATGTGGGAATCATATCATAACTATTCTAAGTTGGTTGGTTTTGATTACGATGATGATCTTGTGTTGGACTCAATCAAAAGGACAGAATATATTGCTCACGACTTGATAGAAGATTTCATGCCCGATAATGAAGTTAGACTTCCAAGTTTCGTTGTTCCTGCTGGTAAAACAGATATTCAGGCTTTGACACAAGATTGTCTCGAGGGTCTAAAAGAAAAAGATCTTAACAATAAAGATGAATATGTTGACAGGCTTAAAGAAGAACTCTTCGTTATTCGTGACCGAGGGTTTGCCAAGTACTTCTTAACAATGAAAGCTATTGCAGATAAAGCATCCTCAGTTCAGTTAACAGGGCCAGGCAGAGGCTCGGCAGCTGGCTCTCTTGTTGCTTACGTTTTAGATATCACACAGGTTGATCCAATTAGACACGGACTTCTGTTTTCAAGGTTTTTGCGTAAAGACGCAACGGACTATCCTGATATTGATTATGACGTGAGTGACCCGATGGAAGTGAAGGAGATGTTGATCGAGGAATGGGGCGCTGACACAGTTGCGCCTATTTCAAATTATAATACTCTTCAGCTGCGCTCTCTAATCAAAGACGTATCAAAGTTTTATGATGTTCCTTTTGTTGAGGTCAATAACGTAACTGGCAAAATGATCTTCGAAGCAACTCCGATTGCCAAGAAAGTTCATGGGATCAAATCAGGAGTGTACGCCCCAACTTTTGAAGAAGTAATGGAATACTCAGAGACTTTGAAGAAGTTTCTTAATAAGTATCCCCATATCAAGACTCACATTGAGGCTCTTCTAGGGCAGGTTAGGAGCGTCTCCAGGCATGCAGGCGGTGTTGTTGTAGGCGAGAACCTAGACAAGTGGATGCCGCTCGTTAATAGCGGTGGTGTGAGGCAGACTCCTTGGTCAGAGGGTCAGAACGTAAGACATCTTGAACCTCTCGGCTTCATTAAGTTTGATATTCTTGGACTGGCTTCTTTAAGAATGATCGAAGGATCAATCCGACATGTTCTTAAAAGGCATCACGGCATCGAGGAGCCAACATTCGAGGATGTGAAGAAATTCTATAATGAGAAGCTGCACCCTGATGTTATAAATTTTAATGACCAGAATGTCTATAAGAATGTTTTCCAGAAAGGTAAGTGGACAGGTATATTCCAATTCACAGAACAGGGAGCACAGGAATTTTGTAAGAAGGCAAAGCCAAAAAACTTGATTGATATTTCTGCTATCACTTCAATCTATCGCCCAGGTCCACTCGGTGCAGATGTAGATAAGTCTTACGTAGATGCAAAGCGAGATCCTGGAAGCGTGAATTATGTTCACAAGCTTGTAAAGGATGTGACAAAAGAAACTTATGGATTTCTTATCTTTCAGGAGCAAATCGCTTTGCTGGCTCACAAACTTGGCAAAAACATTTCCCTTGATGAAGGTAACGCTCTGCGAAAGTATTTGACAAAGAAAGGAACTGGAGATGAATCAAAGAAGAAAGAGAAGATTTATAATAAATTCGTTGAAGGCTGTATAGAAAAGAAGTTATCAATGTCGCAGGCTGATCAACTTTGGCAGACATTTGAATACTTTTCTGGCTATGGCTTCAACAAATCCCACGCAGTAAGTTATAGTATTCTTAGCTTTCAGTGCGCATGGTTACTGAATTATTATCCTGTAGAGTGGACTGCCGCTTTCCTCGACAAAGAACCCGAAAGCAGAAAAGAAAAAGCAATTAACATTGCTAAGTCAATGGGGTTTAAGATTCAACCACTTAATATAAATTCTTCAGGGACAGTTTGGGAAATTACTGAAGATGGTAAGACTCTCATTCAGCCACTGACTTCCGTTAAAGGCTTAGGGGATAAAGCTATTGAACAGATCACGCAGCATCGCCCGTTTAATACTATTGAAGAATTATTGTTTAATGAAGATATCATTTATAGTAAGTTAAACAAGAAAGCTTTGGACGTTCTTGTACGGAGTGGAGCGGTTGAAGGTCTGATAGATGACAGGTTTTCTGGAGTGAAACACTTTTGGTCCGCTGCTGTTGTTGATCGTCCAAAAAAGGAAAAACAATTACACGACAATATTGAACTTTACAGACCAGAAGGAGACTTCACAGTTGAAGAAAAGATTGCTAACAAAGCGAATTTGACTGGTGTTTTCCCAATTGATCTTGTACTAACTGAGCGTGTGAAAAGCAAACTCGAAGAATATTTTGTTCCACCGATTGCTGAATATGACCCAGAGCTTCAGGTTGTCTGGTTTATCCCGAGAGAAATCATAAGAAGAAAAACAAAAAACGGCAAAGAATATTGGATTGTCAATGTAATCGATTCAACAAGTAACCAAACTACAATTAGATGTTGGGGAGTTCGAGAAAAAGACATAATCCATGTTAATCGACCTTACATGTGTAAAATTGATTACAACGAACAATGGGGATTTTCTTCTAGATCTGTAAGGCATAATTGGAGGCTATTAGGATGAAAAAAATATGCAGTAAATGCAAAGTAAAACAACAAACAACTGAGTTTTACAAAAAAAGTGGTAGAGGAGGCGGTCTAACCTCCCAGTGTAGGACTTGTATCCTTGCAAATCTTGCTCGATACCACGCAAAAATAATAGAAAATGTGATTTATATGGTGGTTTGTCCAAAAGGTGAATTTTATATTGGTTCGACTAAGCAAGGCATACTTAGATTAAAAGAACATTTTAAAACCCGCGAATCTAACACGAAGGGCAAAACTCTGGCACAATTTCTTAAAAAAAATAATTATAAAAGAAAAGATATAGAATGGAAAGTTCTCGAAAAGTTCCCGCCAGGTCAAGAGAAGAAAATGAGAGCGAGAGAATGCGAAGTCATCAAAGAACATATCGACAATCCTCTGTGTATAAATAAAGAAAACACGTTGTATAGCGGGGAATGGGCAGATTGAAGACTTGGATTTTTGATGTAGATGCAACACTGACTCCTCCTAGAGATAAAATAGACAATGACTTCGAGGAGTTCTTTTATAATTGGATATTAGATAACGACACTTACTTGTGTTCAGGAAGCGACATCGACAAACTAAAAGAACAGTTGACACCCAGAATTCTCAACAATGTCAAAGGTGTGTTTACATGCATGGCAAATGCCTATTATGAAGGTGGAGAGGAAATATATAGAAAAGACTTCGAACCACCAGTGGGTTTAGAAGAAGACTTAAAATACTTTTTGTTCTCTTCGCTCTATGAGAACAGAACAGGAAACCACATTGAAAAGAGAATTGGCATATGGAATTTTTCTATTGTTGGCAGGAATGCGGATAAGGAAGAAAGAGAGCACTTTAAAAATTGGGACAAAGAACATGGCTCAAGAAAAACAATCTCTTCATATTTGAACAGCAGATACAGAGACACAGTTGAGACAAGCATTGGCGGTGATATCTCAATTGACATATGCAATTTAGAACGAGACAAGAGACAAGTGGTCGAACATTTGTCTGATTTAGATTTTTCAAATATTGTTTTTATTGGTGATAGGATTTACCCTGGCGGCAATGACTATGCACTGGCAAAAGCTGTTGAAAAGCGAGGCGGAAAATCTATAAATGTAGATGGCTGGGAAGAAACGAGAAATATTTTATTAAAAACTTGACAAATAATAAATTTGATGTTATAAAGGAGGTATGATGAATATTAAATTTTACAAAATCAGAAAGGATGCTAAAATGCCCGTAAGGGCACACTCGATAGATGCTGGTATGGACTTGTTTTATTGTCCAAACCCTAATCAAAATAACGACTGTTTTTGGAGGCCAGAGGGGAAATATAAGATCCCGCCCGGGGAGTCTTGTTTGGTTCCAACAGGGATTAAAGTAATCGTTCCGGAGAACCATATGCTAGAAATTAAAAATAAATCTGGTATTGCTCACAAAAAGAAGTTGATTGTCGGTGCATGTGTGGTAGATCCTGGCTATACTGGGGAAATTTTTGTTAACCTTCACAACATTGGAGGGTCAACAAAGACTATAAACCCAGGACAAAAAGTAGCACAGGCTGTACTCGTGCCCGTTGTGACATGTGGAATAGAAGAGACTGCAGATGATCCATCAACTATGAATACATCTCGGTCATCAGGCGGCTTTGGAAGCACGGGGTTAATATGAATAAAGAGACGCAAAAGGTAATGTTCTCATCTAAAACAGAAGAATGGGAGACGCCTCAAGAATTATATGATTATTTGAATCTTTCCTATGGATTTACTCTTGATCCATGCGCAACTCACAAAACTGCGAAATGTGAAAAGTATTATACCGAAGAAGATGACGGGCTCAGCAAAAGTTGGGAGGGCGAGACAGTGTTTATGAACCCTCCATATGGGCGAGAAATTAAACATTGGATCAAGAAAGCATATGAAGAAGGTCAGAAGCCAAAGACTACAGTTGTTTGTCTGATTCCTTCACGAACAGATACGAAGTATTGGCACAAATATTGTATGAGGGCCTGGAAGATAAGTTTTGTGAAAGGCCGCCTCAAGTTTAAAAATGATAATGCTGGAAACAATTCTGCCCCCTTTCCTTCTGCTGTTGTTGTTTTTAAGAATTTATATGGTTGTGGTCACTTGCCCGGCGCTGTAGGTGTGTCAACCCTGGAGGCCCGATGACCAAAGCGGTTAAAAAAATACAAAGAAGAATTAAAAAAGCAAAAAAGAAACAGGCAGAAGCGGATTATAAAGAAAAAGTCAGCATGTTTTCCAGACTTGATGATTACTGTCTGGTTTGTGAGAAAATATTTGACAGGAACAATAAAGATGTGGTAAAATCTTGGTATGTCGTTGTGAAAAAGGAACAAGATAAAGTTAATCTTTATTGCCCGGAGTGCTGGGAAAGAGCAAATGTTTTAGTTAAGAAAATAAAAGAGGAAGTCGATGCAGAAAAGTCTTAGTTTTGATGACGTATTGTTAATACCAAAATATTCAGAGATAGAAAGTAGAGAACAAATTAATATCGCAAATTATTTGGATGAGTACACATATTTGTATTTGCCTGTTATCTCGAGTCCGATGGATACTGTTACTGAAACCGAAATGGCTGCAGCGGTAAGTTCGTCAGGAGGTCTAGGAGTCCTTCATAGGTACAATACTATTGAGGAACAAGTTATTCTTACCAAAAAGGTAAAGGGGCACGCCGCAGCTGCAGTAGGGGTGACTGGAGACTACGAAGCTAGAGCTGCATCTCTGGTTGAAGCAGGCTGTCGTATACTTTGTTTGGACGTTGCTCATGGTCACCACAAGCTTGTCAGAAAAGCGCTTAAAACTTTGAGGAAAAATCTTGGAGACAAGATCCATTTGATGGCAGGTAACGTTGCAACTTTGGAAGCGTTTAACGATTTGGCAGATTGGGGTGCAGATAGTATCAGAGTTGGCATCGGCGGCGGTTCGATTTGTAGCACTAGAATTAACACTGGCCATGGCGTACCTACATTTCAATCGGTTTGGGACTGTTCTCGCTCAAGCAGAGACGCCAAGTTGATCGCGGATGGAGGGATTAGAAATGCCGGCGATATAGTGAAGGCTCTTGCAGCAGGCGCAGACTTTGTTATGCTTGGTTCAATGTTGGCAGGCACGGACGAGTCTCCGGGAGAAATATTTACAAGCGAGAACAAAAAATATAAAGTCTATAGAGGTATGGCTTCCAGATCCGCACAGATGGATTGGAGAGGGAAGTCATCTTCTCCTGAAGGCGTATCAACCACAATCCCTTATAAGGGTTCTGTTATTGATATACTCCAAGATATTGCAGGCAACATTAAAAGCGGCTTTTCTTATTCTGGAGTGGAAAATTTAGAGGATCTTCAGGTCAAAGCAGCTTTTTTGCAGCAAACGCCAGCTGGCCAGTATGAAAGTTCAACCCATATTTTGAGGAGATGAAATGAAAAAGATAAAACTTTGGAAAAACAGAAATGAAATGTCTGATTATGAAGTTATCATTGATGATGAAGATTATGAAAGAGTAGTTGAGGCAATAAAATATAAAAATGGAAAACCAGGCAAATGGTATGCTCATAAAACCTGTGCCGGCTCTGGTTATTACGCATTTGCTGGAGACCACAGAAAATCAATGCACCGAGTCATCATGGATCCTCCCAAAGGGATGGATATTGATCACAAAAATGGTGACACTTTAGATAACAGAAAAGAAAATTTGAGAATATGCACTCGATCTCAGAACTGCCAAAATAAAAAACTCCGTCGCGACAGTGCCTCTGGTTATAAGGGCGTATACAAGGTGAAAAGTGGAAATTTAAAAAAATCGTTTAATGCCTATGTTGGAGATCCTGAAACATTTTATCCGAACAAAAGACATATAAATTTAGGTTATTACGCAACTGCTCAAGAAGCCGCTCGAGCCCGAGATAAAAAGGCAAAAGAATTATTTGGCGAGTTTGCTTACTTAAATTTTCCAGAGGAACACAGTGACATACTATCGTAGGAAAGCAGAGAAACAGGTCTGCTTCGAAGACTTTGATAAGAATCACGCCGACTTGAAAATAAGATTGCATTATGATGGACTGTACCAAAACGAATTCTTCAGATTGATGATGAAAAAATATATTAACAAGGATGAAAATATGATAAAAATTATTGATGAATATAAAGATCAAAAGGGCAACCAAAGCAAGTTGAATAGAAAGAAATCTAAACAACTAATTCAAAAGGGGCGAGAAGTAGAGGAACAATTTGCTTTGAATCCCGATGAAATAGAAAGTATGTTCGACCTATTGGAAAAGGAGCACCCAGAATTATGATAAGTTGTTGTGAAAGTTGTGTCTCCAACGATGTTGGTTGCCCTATTGAAGAATGTAGATACTGGATTAATTATGAAGAAGACCTGAATTGTACATTAATTGCAGTTGACAAAAATGGTCCTATGACCTTGAGAGAAATTGCTGACAGGATGAATGTGAGCTTTGTGAGAATCAAACAAATACAGGACAAGGCTTTGAAAAAAATACCGATTAAAAAAGATGGTGATGTGGATTTATAAAATCTGCTTTTTTAATAACGTGTGACTATTTATATTAAAAGCGTTCAAACTTTTTTACAGG